GGTGGTGATGAGTATCGAGAAGATTTTTTAAGAGGAGACTTTGTTCGTGTTTGTATCACGCAAGAAATTTCTTCAAGATCTTGAAGCTGTAGACTACATCAAGTACAGCAACATTGTTGCTGATTGGCCCACTATAGTCAAAGCAAGCGAAGAGGCAGTGGTGGCCAATCCCACACACTGGTGCTCCTTGGTAATAGATAAAACCACATTTGATTCTTGGGACACACTAGGTGATGAATACATTGAGAGCATGCGCCAACATCGTGAATGGGGATACACTCCTGAAAACACACGCTCGTGGGAAACTACCAGCACCAAACCACAAGTGATCATGCCTTGGGAACAGGCCATAACTGATCAGCTACCACTCATGCCGGGCGCCACCAGCCGCCCTACCATGCAAGAACCTGGTAATATCATGCCTTGGCACATGGACAGATTCTTTTATTTTAGACGCAATCATCCTGAAGGCGAACATGTCATACGATTTTTAATCTTTATGAAAGACTGGGAAACAGGCCACATGCTACAAGCTGGCAACAGCATTTTGAGTCATTGGTCTGCGGGTGATGTCATAGTATGGCATCCCAATAGATGGCACTTGTCTTTGAACGCAGGGTTCTCAGACAAATGGACCACAAATGTCACTGGCATTTTAAAAGAAGAAATATGGATAACAAATTAAAATGAGAATATTAACACTGGACCAAAACAAAGCATACGATTTAGATCACTTGCCTGAAGAAGTAGATGACATGAGGTTTGCCATACTAGACAATTCAAATCCACAAGAGCCTGATTATCATTTTATTCCCTTGATCTTTTTAGAGAGCTTTAATGCACCTGCATTAGTATTGCGTATAGGAACCAATACCATAAAGATGCCCATGGACTGGCAGATACTCATAGGTGAACCAGAAATAGGTGACTTGGAAGTGTTGCCGCTGACATCCATAAATGATCGTGGCTTTAGAGTTTTTCAATTCAACCCACTCACAAGTTTCCGCCCCAGTTTCCCAGATATTGAAATCCTGGACGTGTATCATGAAGTTGCATGGTATGCGCCCAAACTCAAAAATGGCCAGTTGCTTGCTGTACCTTTGAGTGATGACGTAGATCCCGATTGTGTGTACTTTGTCAAAGACGTCAGCCGTAACTGTGAGATAGTAGACTACAACAAGAGTTGGTAACATGCCCTACACTGAACCACAAATATTTGAAATTGTTAATCGATTGGCCAAGATTTACTTGGAAAGTTACCCAGAAGATCAGGAAAGCCTAGAACGTTTCCTGCGCTGGGCACACACTCAATATGGCTACAAGTATGGGAACTCTTAAACCTGGCGCCACTTACATCTACGAACGCAACGGCAATGAAGTGTATGCTCGTGAGTCAGGTGCTGATCCCAGCACACGAGAATTAATGGGCTATGCGTATGATCCAGTAAATGGACATCATATTGATTATGATAGTAGAACATCAGATGGTAGACCCTTGTTTGATCACATCCAGGAAGATAAAATGTGGGGCGAAATTCGGCGAATGGCCAAGACCAGTCCTGCTTTACAAGATGCCTTGGAACGTGCTATAATGATATACAAGTTAATCAAGGTAGACAAGTGAGTGACAAACTAAACATTGCCAATGAAATGCGACAACTGGATCGCAAAAACAGAAACTTCTACAGCGAACTCACAGATGAAGAACGCAAGAAGTTTTCAAACTATCTCATGATTCGTTGGGCCAGTTGTGTGGAAGGTTCACGGGACTTGCAAGAGTTTTATTTGATCTCCACCAACGAGCGATTGAACAAACACTTCTTCAACATCAATCGGCATCCTGAACTGCAATGGTTGTGTGCCACTGCTGTAAGTCCAGACATGGGCACACCCAGACACAACTGGATCTCGCCCAAGAAAAAAGAAACAGGTGCAGGAGCAAGTGCCATTAGAAAGCAACTGGCTGAATTGTTTCCCACCTACAAAGAAGATGAGATAGCATTATTAGCCAGCATGACCACAAAGAAAGAACTAGATCAATACATCCGAGACCATGGCCGAGACACTAAATGAACTCACTTGCGGCTACTGCAAGAAAACATTCCAACGTGCTGCCAGCATGGCAGTTCACATGTGCGAACCAAAACGTCGACGCAGTGAAAAAAATGAACGTGGTGTTGAGCTGGGATTTCAAGCCTACTTGCGATTCTATGAGATCGCACAAGGCTCAGCCAGATTAAAAACTTTTGATGACTTTGCAGATTCACCTTACTATCGAGCATTTGTAAAATTTGGTAGATACTGTTATAATACAAAAGTGATCAATCCCAGACAGTTCACAGAGTGGCTGTTGAAACACAACAAAAAGATTGACAACTGGGGCAGTGACAAAATCTATACTGAATATTTGCTGGACTATTTGAAAGTAGAAGCAGTGGCAGATGCATTGGCCCGAGCAGTGGAGTTTGGTATAGACTGGAGTGAGAAACATTCAGCACCCGCCAATGATTGTTTGCGTTATGGCAGCACACATGCCATGTGCCATGCTGTCACAACAGGGCGCATTAGTCCTTGGGTGATTTACAATTGTGAGTCAGGACAGAAGTTTTTAGGTGAACTCACAGCCGACCAAGTCTCAATGATTTGGCCTTACATAGATTCAGATGTATGGCAAAAGAAGTTTTCAGACTATGCCGCAGATGCTGAATACTCAAAACTAATATTGAAACAAGCAGGATGGTAATATGATAGGTCAAATACAACAAACTGGCAAGTATACGTCAATCACCGGCGGCCCTGGTACTAATTATGTCAACAACGCTGGCTACATGGGTGTGGGGCAATTGCAATTCAATACTGGCACACAACAATTGGAAGTGTATAACGGTACCAGCTGGCAACCACTCAGCCTGGGCACTTACTACGTTGGATTGAATCCTGATGCTGAATTGTTACTTGACTGGGTGAGTAAACGACGTGACGAAGAAGCAGAAGCCAAACGTATGGCTGAACAGTATCCTGCTGTGGCTGATGCCCTGGGTGCTGTTCGTGAGGCTGAACAGCAATTAAAAACCATTGTGGCATTGTGTAGAGTATGAAAAGTAGTTTTAACATACGTTACCATCATGACATTGTAACACGTCCGGTAAAAATTAATATTTTTGTCAAACAACAGACTAAACTATTATATCATAAAATTATCGACCTTAGAAGTTATTATTCTCCGCTACGTATTGAATTTGAATTTGATTCATTGGATTCAATTGAATTAGTGTTTAGCACTGATTGTACAGATATGGACTTGTTTCCGTTTTATGTAGATAGAATAGAACTTGATGATTTAGCCGATTTTCCTTTTATTGCACACGGTGGTGTTTTAATCGATGGTCAAAAAAATTATACTGGTAATTGTTTATATTGTGATAGAGAATTAACTTATAAATTTGAACTTCCATTTTGCAAAATTTATAATATACATGAAAACAAATCATATTCTTAATATTGGTTATCCAAAATCTGGAACAACTTGGCTATGGCATACTTTAGTAAAAAACAAAAATATTCCTCCAGACTTAATTAAAGAAAATACTTGTTTAATCACTGGAACGCCAGTGACTGATTATTTCAAACTTTACACAGAAGATGTTACTGCAAATTTTAATCCCAGTAACATAATTTTAGATCAATATATTATTGAACAATTATCTCAAAATCCAAATATCCGTGTTAGTATTATTCTTAGACATCCTGTTGAATTGTTATGGAGTTTGTATAATTTTTTAAAAATTAGCAATGTTGATTTTAACACTTATTGTTATCAGATGTATGATGCGAAATGGATTACTAGTACAAATAAAATAATTGATCGTTGGAAAAATTACTTTGGCAACAGGTTTGAAATATTTTGGTATGACGATTTACTTAAAGATAATGTAAAATTTTATCTTGACTATTGTAAAACAATGCACCTTGATCCTGGCCCTGCAACAATGATAGATAAAATGAATATTACTTTTTATAAAAATATTATGCCGCCCCTTGACAAAGATATTTTAGATTTACTTGATTTAGAATACAAAAATATATTAAGGTATAAATGAGTGCAGATATTGACATTGACGTTCCGGATAGATCTAAGATATTAGAACTGATCCGTCACACACCTGCTAGACAAGTAGTAGATGGCCGGCCACGTAAACATAATTCTGGCATCTACATTACTGACATTCCCAAAGACCCTGAACACGGCTGTGCTGCTATTGATTACGAAACTGCAGAACAACGTGGCTATTTCAAAATTGACTTGTTGAACATGAGTGTGTATCAGTTGATCCAAGATCCTGCACACTACGA